TTCTGTGTTTTTTTCTGTGTTTTTTTCTGTGTTTTTTTCTGTGTTTTCAGGTTCTTTTAAAAAATATTCAAAAGCATCTTTCCCATATTTAACATATGTGAATACGTTTATAGCTAATAAACCAATTATAAAAATGGCAAAAATAATTTTAAAAATATTCCATTTACTAAAACCTTTAGTTGGTATCTTTTCAGATATACTATTCGCCATATTTATAGTGCTATTCATTGGACCAGTGCTGTTTTCAGTTGATTGTTTCGTTAAGTTGGTAATATTTTCTCGTAATTTTGTTTGAATGGTTCTAGGGCTTATATTACCTGATAACATATCTTTAAAAGAATTTGTAATTGATTCTTGCATTTTTTCCATATAGAAATTATCCATATTTTATATTTTATAAAATTAACTTAATTACTAAAATATATTATTAAATTATTTAAATATTAATCAAAATAATTTAATAATTATGTGCAGTTGTAAAAATAACTGTTGTAGAAAAGATTGTAAAAAAAGATGCAAAAAGATACCAATAAAAAGGTATTTTTTACCATTGATGGGTATATTGGCTATTATACCATTTGAAGAATTTAGAACATTGATTTATTTACCAATCATTGTTTTTGTATCTTCTGCTATTTTATTTTGGAATTATACTTGGATTGTTTATTATACAGCATCAAAACCATTATATTATGAAGATTTATTTTTAGATATAAAAAAATTACCTAATTATGAAGTAGATAATGTTATAAAAAAAAGGTTCAAGTTAATATTAGAAATAGTTTTAGTAATTACGAATTCTATATTAATGTCTATATTAGCGGATGTTTGGATATTGAGAACGAATGATGATAAAGACATACTATCTATAATAGGAACAACGGGTGGAATTATTAAAATTTTTCAAATAATAAATAATACAATTAGCAGAACAATGTTAAAAATATTAAGAAATTTTATATTGAAAGAAAGTCAAGATATGCATAACGATAAGAGAGCAAAAATTAAAAATTTGATTGAATTAAAAGATATTGAAATTAAAAAAGACAATGAATAATTTTTTATTTTTTATTTTTTTTATTTAAATTAAAAAAAAATAAAATTATTTTTTTGCACATTTTCCCTTACCTTTAGCAATCTTGCAACTACAATCTCGAAATCGTAATCGTTGTGCAAGCGGTACTCCTACACTGGATGGTAATCCGGCTTTCATATTACCACCACATCCATGAACAGACAAAGCGCGTTGTTTTCTAGATCCTCCAATTGGCATTATAAAATAATATGATATTTTATTTTTCCTAAACAATATTTTAAGTAATTTTAATTTTTAAATTAAAAATGACATAGAATATGATTTTAAACGCGAGGTATAAAGGTTAATGTAGCAAGTTTATCTATTTTATCAATTGTTTTTTCTAAATTAGTGTTTGTAATGCTATTGTTAAATAAATAATTAGTACTTGGTTTTTCTTCGCTTTTTTTTATTTCTTTATAAATAATATTTATCTTTGATTTTATTTTTTCCGCGATTTCAGTATTTTGTAAAACAGGCAAATTTAAATCGTAGCTTTCTGTTAAAATAGACACAGCATAATATATCAATAATTTTCTTTTAAATTTTATACTTTCTTGATATTTTAAACAAAATATATTTAATAAAGCAGTGTTAATTTTAATTAAACCATTGTTTCTTTTTTTAGATTCTACTAAAATTACATCCCAAATTATCCATACCATTTCTTTTTTGAATTTATCATCGATAGGATATTGTCGTCTCGCACATATTTTTTGAATTTTCTTTTTTTTACATATTTTATGATATTCCAAAATCCATTCTACCCAATAAATAGCTTTATAAGTATCTTTATTTTTGTTACTTATATTCCAAGCCAATTCATTTATTGCTACAAAAATTTCACTAGGGTCTTCATTCTTAAAGGATTGTCTACCATATTTTTTATTTTTAGCTGAAAGTTTATTTGTTAAATAAAAAAAATCAAAATCAGACTCATTTATTTTTGGAACATCAAAAGAATTCTTTTTTTTTGAATAACAAATAACACAACAAATTTCTGCAAATAATTTTCTGATTTTTTCATTATTTCTCATTTTTAAGATATTATCAGAATAACCACCATTAAGAATATCTTTAAAAACATTTATCCTCATCTCTAAATAAATAGGCAACTTTGGATTTCCTATATGAATATTTTTACTTATAACTAAAATAAATATTTCCCATAAATATAAAAATTGTCCCGCTGAAATAAACTCTGCAGACCAGTAACTCGCATCCTCCAATTTCCCAGATATTAAAGAAATTATTAATTGTTTTTTAGCATCTGATTTTTTATATTTTGAAAATGTTATTGTTTTAAAATCTTTTATATTTCTTCTATCAACTATTTCATTCATTTATATATTTTTCTATAAAAAAAAATCATATATTAATACATATGGTTAAAAAAAATTATATTGAAAAAAATATGAAATTATGTTTTAAATTCATTAAAAGACACTCGACTATTTTATTGAAAAAGTTTGATAAATCCTCTTTTTGGGTAAAATTGTTTATAATAATGACATTAATATTACTATTATTAAATAAATACAACAAAAATAATCCAACGGTGGAAGGATTTACACAAATGAAACCATTTGAAATAAAAAAGAATGATGAATTGTATGACGATTTTTATGTAGGATACTATGATGAAATTGTTAGAGACGGATATAAAACTGATTTTGAATTCAAAGAAATTTGTTATACAACTAAACCAAATAAAAAAAAGAGTAAAATTTTGGATATTGGATGTGGCACAGGGAATTTAGTAAAAAAATTTGTAAAGAAAGGATATAAAATAAAAGGTATCGATAAGTCAGCATCTATGGTAGAAAAAGCAAACAAAAAACATCCCGAATGCGACATTGTTAAAAAAGATGCATTGAATTCCATGAATCATCCCGCAAATTCATTTACACACATTTTATGTACCTATTTTACAATATATTATATTAAGGACAAGTTAAAATTTTTTAAAAATGCTTATAGTTGGTTAAAACCAGATGGAACCCTGACTTTACATTTAGTAAATAGAGATAAATTTAATCCAATAATCAACGCCGCTGATATTTTATCAGTTGTTTCTCCACAAAAATATGCAAAAAAAAGAATAACAAATTCTATTATTAAGTTTAAAAATTTTCAATATAAAGCTGATTTTAAATTACAAAAACATAAAAATCAAGCTATATTTGAAGAAACTTTTAAAAGTGATAAATCTGGAAATGTCAGACAAAACGAACACACATTATATATGGAAAAACAAAAGGAAATTTTATCGCTTGCTAAATCGGTAGGATTTATATTACAAGGGAAAATAGATATGAAATCATGTGCTTACGAATATCAATATTTGTATGTATTAAAAAAACCATAGTTTTTTTTTAAAGTTTTTTATTAAAAGTTTAATATTAAATATATTTTATATTATAATATATTTAATGGTTGACCATGTTAGAATAAAAATTTTAAAAATTTTTATAATAATTATAATTATTTATTTTATTATTATCGGTTATTTTAAGTTAAAATATCCTTTTTGGTCAAGACAACCTGTATTTCATTTACATAATCTATTTTATTGGTTAAACCCACCGGGTATTATAAATGAGGACCTCCCTGAAAAAAATAGATTTTATGATGAAACAATCCAATTTTATAATTATGATTCAATTGAACCCGAAAAAAAAGATAGTTTTGGTAATTTCATAAGGGATAATTTCATGCCACATAATTATGAAAAATACAATGCTACAAATGAAAATATTTTTGACAATTTCGAAACACATAACGATAAATCATTTATATCAATGAAAACATACGAGGGAAATGTTTTATCATGTATGACCACCAAACCATTGGAATGTTATATAGATGATAATAAAATGATAATTAATTATGTAGATTATTTATGCGTTGATAAAAAACACAGAAAAAAAATGTATGCTGCTAACCAAATATTCACACATTATTATCATTTAAGAAATAATTGTAATAATATTGTTTGTTTTTTTAAAAGAGAAAATAAAAGAACAATGATTGTTCCACTAACAACTTATAATAATTATATTTTTAAAATAGATAATTGGGAAATGTGCTATAATTTTGACCAGCCTAATATTAATATTATTTTTGTAAATAAATCAAATATGAACCGTTTTTATCAGCTTTTCTTTCAGTGTAAAAAAAAGTTCAAATGTTTCATTACATTAAATTTAGGTCATCTTTTTCATTTAATTGAAAAAGAACATATTAAAATAACCGTATTAATGATTAACGAAAAATTCAAATGTTTCTATGTATTTAAAAATCCATACACTACATACGATGGTGTTAATAGTTTAGAATTATGTTCTAGTTATAAAGATGACGATACTAACAATAATATATTTACATTGGGTTTTTTGATATCAATGAGTCTTATTTCTAAAGATTTGGATTCTAAAATATTGTTAGTAGAAAATTTATCGAATAATAATATTATTTTAAAACTATTATTGGATAGATATAGTTATATAGCAAAACCTGTAAATTCTTTATATTTCTATAATTTCGCATATCATCCTAAAGAAAGTAAAGATATATTTTGTATTATCTAGTGTATTTTCCTGACCTAGCAAAAGAATCAACTACAAAAATTACAAAAACGCCTAAAAACATATATAAAACTAATTCTTCGGTTACATTGTGTGTTTTTTGGTCTTTATTTTCTTCTAACATTTGAATAACATAATTCAACTTCTCAAAAAACACATCTTTATTACCAGAAATATTTGGATTGTTTTGAGATTCAGAATAATATGGGATATATTGATTGTAATATTTTTGGTTTGCGGCATAATCATTTAACTTTTCAAAATCGTCTGGTCCAACGTCTTCATCTATTTGATTTTCTTTATTTTCGTCCGGTTGCTTTGTTAATAAAGGTTTTGGAGGAGGTTTGAAATCTGCTAAACCCGTTCCGTCATTTGTATCGTCGTTTCCCATATCTTTCATTAAATTTAGGAAATTTTCAACTTTTTCACCTGTAATTTTTTTTTTATTACATTCCCTCTTTTTATATGTTTTGTTATGTTTCACTTTACTTGATTCATTATATACATTTTTTATTTCTCCATCATTATTAAAATCTGCAAATCCCAAAGTAGAACTCATTCTTATAAAAAAAAGAGATAAAAAATTATTTATAATAACTTGAAAAATATATATAGTAATTTATATAGAATGATTAAAAAACTTAAAATGAAGAATTTAAATTTACTTTTCGCGGGTGTATTAATTTTATTAATGTACAAGACCCCTTCTTTTTTAACAGATATTACTACTAGTATTTTTGGAAGAGCTGCTTTAGTTATTATTTTAGCATATACCCTCATCTACTGTGATTTTTCTTGTTCTATCTTTTTTGCACTAATCATAATTGTATTGTTCCATAATACATTAGAAGGTTTTAAAGAAGGGGCTGGTGTGGAAAACGTGGTGACAGAGGAACTGCCTGAAAAGAAAGAAGAGGAAGAAGAAAATAAAGAAGTCGAGGGCGAAGGAGAGGAAGAAGAAGAAGAAGAGGAAGAAGAGGAAGAAGAGAAAAAGGAAGAAGATTTTAATAATAAGGAAGGGTTTTTAGGAATTAATATGATATCTAAAAAGGTATTGAACAAAAACTTTATTGGTAATTTAACAAATAGTTTCAAACACAATTTGACTGATTTAGACAGATTTTTAAAAACAAAATCTGAAAAAAATACCATTGGAGCTACAAAGCAATAAAAATATAATAATATTATAAATGAAAATAATGAAAATAATGAAAAGAATGAAAATAATGAAAAGAATTAAATTAAATAAAAAGTTTATAATATTATTAGCACTATTATTATCTTTCATAATAGTTTGTCTATTTTTTAATACTAGTATTGAAGGTATGGAAGAAGAAGAGGAGCTATCCGAAGGAGAAAAAGATTGCAACAAATATCATGAGGAAAAATCAACTGGTTGGAGAGAGTGTAGGGTTGATGCATCAAACAAAAAAAGAGCTGCCGAAGAAACACAACAAATGAAAGATGATTTGAAAATAAGCGCACCCGGCGGCGAATGTCCAAAAGTATCTAGTTTTTATAATTTGTTTGCAAAAGCTTATTGTATAGCTATTAAAATTCGACAGGGCGCTCAAGATGTTTAATTTTATTTAATTTTATTTAATTTTTTATAAAAAAATTAAATAAAATTAAATAAAAAATGTGTGTAAATATTAGTAATGATAGAAGGTATTTTAGGACCACTTGCTCCTTTTTTACAAAGGGTTAATAATAGTAAATTTTTTGCTGGTTTTGTTATGATTTTATTAAATATTGGGTCAAGATATGTTAAAATTGATATTAGCAAATCTCAAGAACAATACTTAAGAAAATCATTGGGACGACATATTTTAATTTTTGCAATAACGTGGTTAGGAACGAAAGATATATTAATCGCATTAGCAATCACTGGTATATTTAACGTTTTAATAGATTATCTATTAAATGAAGATAGTAAATTATGTATAATTCCAAAAAAATATAGAGAATATGAAAATATTTTAGATTTAGATGGGGATGGTGTAGTTACAGAAGAAGAAATTAATAAAGCAACCGCTATCCTTAAAAAGGCCAAGGAAAAAAATAGAAAAAAAGATATGTTAAGAAATATGTCAAATTTTCAAGTTAATTTATAAGATATAATTTAAAAAATATCTTATAAATATATCTTATAAATATATCTTATATACCCCATGAACGAAGATTATACAAAGAAAGATAAATATACAAAAGAAGAAAGAAAAGAAATTGGAATGAAAGCTGCAATTGCTGCTGAAAAAGAGATTCTTATCAAAAAAAAGCAGGATGACGATTTAAAATCGAAGAAGCGAATAGGAAAAAAAGATAGTGATAGAAGAAAGGAAAATAAAAATAAATATATTATTAAAATATTTTATAAAATTATCAAATTCGCGGGTGACAAAGAATTTGAATATTCTGGAGAAAAAACAAAAAATAAATTAACACGCATATTTGTTAATGATAAAATACAGTATTTTAATGAAAAACATCCAAATCATTTAAAAAAGGGCATTGTAAGAAAATGGGATTACACATACGAACCCAATGTAAATTTTGAAATTATATTTAATGACCCACCTTTTATATACGAAAAAAATGATAAAACTGGTCAATTGTATAAAACAAAAAAAAAAATAAAGATAATTCAAAATGTTCCTTTTAAAAAATTAAAAAAACTTGAAGGACTGTCTAGTGAAAACGATTTTATAGTTGAAGTTAAAAACACCAGTGTTTTTAAAGAAAAATTCAACTTAAGAGAAATATTAACAAGCGATGTAAAAAACAAAAAAAACTTGATTGTAAAATTTTATCGAATCATCATTTTTTTAAAAAATATAAAATTATTAGATAACCCTGAAAATAATTTAGAAGATAACGCTAGTATTCCAAAAGAAAAACTAGATGAATATGCCGAAATAAAAGATAAAAATTTCGAAAAAATAAAAACAGAATTCGAAAAAATAAGAGATAATGAACAAGTTATGTATAGACAATTTGTTAAAATTTTAAAAAAAGGAAATGTTTCTTCTAAAAATGCTATAAAAAACATAAATGACAAAGTATTCCAACTAAACGTTATTGCATTTAATACTTTATTTAATAGAAATAAAACAGATTTTTTAAAAACATTGGAAAATCAAAATATAAAAAAAAACGAAACAATCAAAAAAAATGCTTATGAATTTTTTGATAATATACTTAAAAGTTTCGGAAAAATAAGTTCTGGAAAATATAATTTATCAAAAAAAGATTTTTTTATAAATAATGATATTGATTATTATAAATTCATTAATGGTGTTATTAAAAAAGAAAATGAAATAAAAGATATGAAATTCATTAGTTATGAAGAAACGTTTGAAAATGAAATAAAAAAATTTGTTAGAAAAAAATTTGTTAAAAATGATGATTTTTTTCCAAAAGAAGTAAAAATTAAATATACAAATGAAAGTACCGTTGATAAAAAAGAATTTTATAATAACCCTAATAAATTAGTTGAACCAACAGATGATAAAGTTTTCACAATTAGTAAATATAATTTCATTCCATTAACACAGCCAAACGATTATACTGAAAAAAATGGAAAAAAAATAAAAGAAGAGAAAATATTTATTATTGAAAGAATAGCCGGAGATGAACCCGGTATAATAAAAATTAAATTAAATATTGATTTAGATATTAAAGACCTTTTAACCACAAATGAGTTAATAAATGAAAGTAAAGACGAAAGTGCTTTGAGAATGATTGGCGATTTCTTTGGTAACATTGGAAACAACTTAAATTGCGATTTATCTAAAAGAAATTTCAATAAAAATTTAAATAAAATATCAGAAAATTTTAAAAGTGCTGTTTCGCCACCCGAATTGCCCGAAGTAAATGAAAAAGAAGAAGACGAAGAAAAAATAAAAAGAATATCCTCAATACAAAAATTCTCACCAGAAATATCTTTTATATCCGGTTCATTTGAAAAAATGAAAAAACAAAAAGGTGGGAAAAAATCTCTAAAAAAAAATATTAAAAGCTATAGAAATAAAACTATGAAAAATCGAACACGGTAAATTCGAACACGGTAAATTCGAACACTAAAAATTTATTTAAATTACTTAAATAATTTAATTTAAGTAATTTAAGTAATGTTAAAAAAAATAAATTCATCTGAATTCGCAGAAGAAATAAAAATTGGTTGCAATACAAATTTTAATATACCAAACAAAATAATTATAAAAAGAATGAATCAAAAAAGAATGAATCCAAGAAAAACAGACTCACTTGACAGCATTGATAAAAAGAAAACTTATTGTGAACATGTTTGTGAAGCTATACCGCTCGTATTCAAAAACTTTAAACTAAAAATGTGTGACCACTTATTGCTCGGTGGTGAACATATTCATAAAGTTTCACCCGGATATAACTCACCTTTAAAAAGAGATTATGACGAAGAAATGACATCTGAAGAAAAAAAAGAAATTGTTAAAGCTACACCCTCTTTCGGGATGTTTAGTCTATTTAAATATCATATAAAACGAGGTTACTTAAATAAAGAATTAAAAAAAACAAATAAAATATTTTGTTCTCATATTTTCTCTCTCATATTTGCTCTACCCGTATTGATTTTTATAGGACAATGGTTGTTATATATAGCTTTAATTATTAATGAAAATAAAAAATATAACGGTGAATTATGTAGTGGGAATGGTTCTCTTGAAAATAAAATTATGATTAGTGGCATTTCCATTGTTTATTTTGCTCGTTCGTTTTTTATATGGGACAACATCACTAATAGTTTGAGTCTAAAAAAAATGAATCGTGTAAATAGTATTACTTCAATCATAGATACATTCCAAGAGTTTTCTTTTTCTCTATTTGTATATGGCGCTAATATGTGGGTTGTTTTTGTAGAAAACGACATACAAAATATGATTTTAAACTCGTTAGCAATGGAATTTTTAATGGTTTTGGATAACGAATTCGAAGAATTATATTTTCAATATTTACCCGGTGCCGCCGATGATATATACGATAATATTTTTGTATCATATGATGTAAATATCGAATTATTAGAAAAAAGACAAAAAAAAGATAAATGTTTTAACTGTTTTAGTTGTGTATTATTCATTCCTTATAAATTATTAGTTATTTCTGTTTTTTTATTTCCCGCCTTTTGTTTCTTCATGATTTTCGCTGGACCCATTTGTAAGTAATTTTTTTTCTAAATTTTCTAATCGCAATTTTAACATCTCTATCTCCTTCTCTTTTGGTACATCTTGTATTGCATAATACCAATTATAAACATAAACTGTACTATTAATCGTCAATGAACCTATATTATATAATAAATCAACAGTCTCATACAATATTAATCCTAATACCATTATATTACCATAATAAATAATTTTATAACATATTTATTATTACCAGATTAAACCTCTACCTTTTTTGGAATAATAATATTTATTACTGGATTTGATAAACCAATATATGTTTTCATTTTACTGATCTTTTGCATTAGGACCCATTTTTTTCCACGTAAAATTCTCACTTTTGAAATTATTTCTGTAACTTTCATGTTTTCTGGCTTTGAATTAAGAAATTCATTAACTTCTTTTGCCACAATTTTATATCTTTCTTCTTGTTTCTTTAATTTTTCAATTTTTTTTTTCAACTTTTTTGGTGCATTCTTTTTTCTCGAAAAATTTCTCATTTCTACATAATTTTCATTCAATAACTTTCTTTTGTATTGCCATGAATAATTATCTAAAGTATTATTTATCAAATTCATACTCATATTATTGTTATTTAATCCCTCATTATTGCACAATGGACATCTATTATGGCCTGCCCTAAACCATGTTAAAATACAATTTGTATGAAAATAATGTTTGCATTCTGGTAATTCATACATTTCATTATTATCATCTATTATATTCATATTTTCATGGCATATGGAACATACCTCGATAAACTCGTCAGACATATATTATTAATTACTTTTTTCTTTTAAAATTGATTTTTTATATTTTTATATTTTTTTTGTTAAAAATATAAAAATATTAAATGACACTGTATCGAAAACCATCCTGTATGAATTTTGAAAGTTCGGTGAATGCTATTTGCAAATGGTGCATTTCTAACCCTTTTATTGATACTGAAAGTAATTTATCAAAAAAAAAAGAAAATGAAAGAATGAATAAGGTTGAAAAAAACTGGGGTAATTTGCTTATTGGTAGAGGTCCGGAAAACCAAACTTCTCAATGGACAACCATCCTAGGAGAATCCATTGTTGCCGAAATTCTTTCTTCACATGGACATACCGTCTATCGACCAAAAAATATAAACGGTTATAAACCTGATTGGGAAATTGAAGATGCTATTATTGAAGTCAAAACGAGAAATTGGACAACGTCTGGAACTGCTGGAGAAAAAGTATTTGGTGTGCCATATAAATATGCTGAAATTCCAAAATTGTATGGGAAACCTCTTAAGATAGTATGCGTAGCCTATCAAGAATATGAATTGACGCATGGAAAAACGCGAGTATTTGGGGAAGATATTTCAACTGAAAAAAAGGAGATGTTGGCTTTTTGGAAAGAACGAGGAATTGAATTTGTTAAATTTTCAGATATCATCAATAAATTTTAAAATAATTTTCTTAAGAAAATTATTTTAAAATTTTAGAGTTTTTAGCGTTTTCTGCGGCGTCTTTTTCTCTTGGTTTTTCTTTTGGTTTTTCTGCGTTTCTTGGATTTACGTCTTCGTTTGGTTTTTCTTTTGGATTTTCTTTTGGATTTTCTTTTTTTGCGGCGTCTTCTACGGCCTCCTGCGGCCTCTTTGTCTACCTTTCCCTCTTTTGCGGCGGCGATAAGCGCAGTGATAAGTCCATCAACTTCGTCTTCTGGGGCTTTGGTTCTTTTTTTTCCTTCGTCTTCCTGTCCAATGTGATGAAATTCGACGAATCCTTTCAATACTTCATGGGTATTTTCTTCCAGAAACTTTGATACAGTTATTGGGTTGCCATCTTTATCTTTGGGCATTTCTTTAGCGATTTTTGCTTCGTATTTTCCAATTTTATATGTAAAACTAGTTGGGGTATCTTCTGCGGGGGTAGTGATTGGTTTGGGGTGTGTTTCTTCTGTTGATTCATTTGTTTGGGTATTGTTGTTGTCCATTTTATATATATAACGCATATTTTATTTTTAGAAAGTTGCTAAATATTTAACGCAATAAAAAATAATTTCAAATTTTAAAATAATTTCAAGGAAATTATTTTAAAATTTAGCGTTTTCTGCTGCGACGTCTTTTTCTCTTGGTCTTTCTGCGTTTCTTGCGTCTTTGTTTGGTTTTTCTTTTGGATTTTCTTTTGGATTTTCTTTTGGATTTTCTTTTGGTTCTTCTTTTTTTGCGTCTTCTTTTGCGACCACCACCCCCAAACTCCACTACTTCTAATGGGTTGGCCATCAAACCGTCTTCCTGGTTCAGTTTTTGTTGTTGTTCACGTGTTGGAGGGTTTGTGGGTGGTGGTGGTTGTAGTTGTAGTTGTTGTCGCCGTCTTCGTTGTTGTCGTAAGGCCAATTGCCGTTGTTGTTGTTGTTGCTGCTGCTGTTGTTGTTGTTGCACTTGTAGTTTTATTTTTTCTAGATTGGCTAGATTGGACTGTTTTCCTGTTGTCGTACTCTTTGGTCGTTTGGGCTGTTTTTTGTTTTTTGTTGTTGTTTGTTGCAATGCCAGTGCGGGGAATGGATGGGGTTGTTGCATTCGTTCTTTCGATTTTTGTTGAATTTGTAGTAGTTTGTCCTTTTGTTCTTTTGTCGTATGCGTTGTTTGTTTGGCCTGGTTTTTGGACAACCAGCCAAACATCCCTTTTTTTTTTGTTATTTCCTGCACATGGTAGTTGTTTTTGCCTTTTGCTTGGGTCACATGGAAGGTTGTTTGTGACATTATATAAATATACACATATTTTATTTTTAGAAAGTTACTAAATATTTAACGCATAAAAAATGTTTTTAATTATAAATTAATAATTCTTTTGCTTTTGCTGCCGGATTTTTGGAATTTATAGCCCTTTTACAAATTATTTCTTCCAAAGTTATTTTTTCATCGGTATATTGTTTTTGCACATACGGAACATTAGAATTACTCAACAGAAATTTGACGCCTTTTGTTTCATACATTTTTGTTATATTGAAAACATTTTTATGGTCTTTTTCATTAAAACCGCGTTTATTATATGTAACAAATGATTTATCATCAACCGGTACATAAGGTGGGTCCATATAAACAAAATCTCCCTTTTTTGCTTTTCTACAACTTTTAATAAATACTTTTGATTTGAATTTAACTTTTTCAATTAATTTACTTATTATATGAATATTTTCTTCTGTTATAATTGTCGGTGTTTTTTTGTAATGCCCAAAAGGAACATTAAATCCATTAGGACCTTCTCTATATACACCACGGAAACACAATTTATTCAATATTAAAAAGTATGCTGAACCCAAAATAGATAATTTATCCGGCAAATCATTGTATTGTTTTCTTAACCAATAATAATAAGTTTCACGCGATTCTTTTGCTTCTTCCAATGTTTCTGGTTTTCTATTAATTTTTTTATTGGTTTTCTCGTTGTTTTGTTTATTGTTTTTTTTATCGATATATGGGCAACTATCATATATTTCTATAATTTCTTTAATTTTTTCATATAATTTGGATGGGTTTCTTTGTATATTTTTGTAAAGATAGATTAATGGCTCGTTAATATCGTATGCTTGAATTTCACCTTTAACAATGATATTGGATGATAGTAAAGCGAGAAGAACGCTTCCACCACCGAGAAATAATTCATAATAATTTTCCATTTCATTTGGAAATTTGGAGAGAACTTTATCAATGATTTGTGTTTTTCCTCCTACCCATTTTAAGAATGGTTTTTGCATTAAATATAATTATTGAAATATATTTAATTAGATTTAATTATCAATTTTATACTTTTTAGAAAAAAGTATGACAAAAATATACTTTTTATACTTTTAAAAAAAGTATGACAAAAATATACTTTTGTCCTACTTTTCCCAAAAGTAGAGTTTTGTCCTACTTTTCCCAAAAGTAGAGTTTTGTCAAACTTTTCCCAAAAGTTTAGAGGTCCAACGAAATAGTGTTTCTTTCACTCTTTGGTTTTCTTTTGCTTTTTTTAGGTTTATTCATAGAAGATTTCATATCATTTAATTCGTCAATACTGACAGTACTACCCGGTTTATTTTCCCTCAAATTAATCTTTTTCGTTTTCAATCCAGATAAGATATCTCTTAAATCGCTTGGTCCACGCATTTCTTTTCTTTTTTCATTTACAGATGCAAAATTTGATTCCATGTTTTCAGAATCATTGAAATTGGCTCTTACGTTGGAGCGAGCCATATTAATATCCGGTCTCGAAGATGGGGGCATTTGAGGCGGGTCAATTCGCATACCTTCGTTAGGTCCGGGCGGACTACCTCTAGGGGGTTGCATCTGTGGCATGTTACCACTTACCATATTCATAAATCCACCTAATCCGGGGTTGCTTTCTCCCATTGAGCTAGCGGCTGCCTGGGTGAATTGTTGCATTAAGTCTGGGTTTTGTCTCATGATATCGTCCATACCGGGCATTGCGGATTTAAACATTGTATTTGTCATATGAAGCATTACACCGCTACCACCGAGCATAAATAATAATTTAAGTTCGGGAGCCATAGTTGCTTTAGAACCGTATTTTTCATGTAATTCTCCGAAGACATCGTCATATTCTTCCATATTTTCATTGACAGCCTCTGCCCATCCATCTAATTTTAGGTCGAATGGGTCGAATCTCCCGTTTAAAAATTCAAGACCAGAAACACAAGCCATCAGCATTTTACCTTGGAATTTTACACTGTTTGATTTTTCTTTTTCTGATTTGAGGGTTTCGTATTCACCTTTCATTTCTTCTAAATGCGAATCCATGGAATATTTTTTGCTTAAAGTAATGCCCTTTTGTTCGATTGTTTCTAAAAGTCTTAAATATTTAAATTTTTCTCGAAGCAAATCTTTTGCTGACATTTTTGGTTGTCTTGGAGGAACAACGTTTGGATTAACTGGAATATCGTTGAATTTTTTAAATCCATCGTTTGATTCAGATTTTTCTTTTTTTGCGGCATTTTTTAAAATATCTTTTTTTATAAAATTTTCAGAATCGCCTATTTTACCATCTTCATTAAAATTAATTTTAATGTTATCGTCTTTTGGTAAATTTATATCTCCGAACAAAGAATTTCGTGCATCTTTTAAGGAAGGTCCGCCAATATTTATTTCATTTATATCGGAAATTTCCATATTACTACTATTATTTTTCTGTTTTTGTTTATTAGGGTTCATTAACAAATCAGCACCCGGTCCAAAATTAACACTTTTCTTGCTTGTTAAATCTTTTTCAATAATATTTAATTTTGGTCCATCGTTTGATTCGCCTATATTTATTTCTTGAATATCCATTATGTTTAATATAGAACATTTAATTTTAAGTATGACGCATAAATAATTATTTAATTTTTAAAATGTATTTTAAAAATTTATTATTTTTCATTTTTGACAACGTGATTAATGTACCAGAGACATTGTAAATAGGAATCTGCCAAATCATCTTTTTTTGAATTTTTATTAAAATAATCAATCCAATTATTTAATTTTATTTCATTCTCTAAAAAGTTTCTAGTAATAGTAACACTTAATTTTTTTCTTTCATTATATGTGGATTTTCCTTTTAAAAAATCTTTTAATTTATTGGAGGCATTTATTAATTCTATTTTTTCTAAATTATTTTCAATGAAATGTTGAGTTATCATTCCCTGCATCATTTTCATTCTTAATGCGAGCGGTCCTATTTGATTTTCAATAATTATTCTATCAATATGCGTATTTTTAAAAGTTTTATCTAAATGTTTTTTTAATAAAACTCCACATTGTATCATATTTAGATTATTGGCGTTAATTTTTTCGACATTATTTAAGTATTTGGTGTTTAAAAATGTGATAATATTTTGAATTAAATATTCCTTTTTTATTTTTATATATTCTAAATTATTATTTTTACAGAATTCAATTAATTTTTTAATAGAAATTTTGGCGTTTTTTTTTAAAAGTTTCTTTTTTAATAATCTTATGTCATTTGTTGGTGTTAAAAACTCGCTGTTTTTTGAATGGACGCTACAATAGTATTTTTCATTTTTATAAAACTTTGCCTTTTTTCCACAAACAGTATTTTTTGTTTTAAGTTTTTCGCCACAAATGGTATTTTTCTCTCTACAAATATTAATTACATCCCATTCGTCAATTGATATTTCATTATTTTCAAAATTTACTAAACAATATGCTAAATTTTTAATACCTACGTCGATACTTAATATTTTCATTTGATATCTATAATCATTATATTTAAGTTTTTTTAATAATATCCTTTAAAAAATATTTATCTTTAAAAAATATTTATAATATTTTTTAAAGATAATTAACCTCTAGAAGCTAATCTTAATAGTTCTTCTTGAGTAACAATGGGTGCAACGTATGAATTTTGTAATTCTTTTCTTTCTAAATATAATTTTTTTAAATCAGAAGATTCGTAACCATAATGTTGTTTATTATCACTTATACTTTTATAAAGATATTTGCCGTAAGATTTCAAATTTGACATATTATCAACGCATTCTGAAGATTCGTTGCAAGAAGACATTCCATTTTTATTCATTAAAGATACACCATTGGAAATTAAAAATTGTCTATACTCATAATTATTTTTCATCCCAGTTTTTTTCTTTAATTTTTCATTTAAATCGCACGCCGGATTAAATAAAGTAAACTGTTTACCATCACTCATTAATGCTGGATAATTAGGATGAATATTGTTTGAACCTGAATAGCATGTACCCCAACTCATTTATATGTATAATATATATTAATTTTTTTGTAACAATTCAATTAATTCGCTTCTTCTTAATTTTTTATAATTTTGCAATTCTTTTTCTTGACATAATTGTTTTAATTCTACAACTTTAAGTTTATCATAATCTGTTTCTTCTTCTAATGTTAAGTCAACACTTACCTCTTCTAATATTTCAGCGTTTAGATTTTCCTGACTTAATATTTCAAGATTTTCTTCACTTAATATGTCAAAATTTTCTTGATTTAATGTTTCAATATTGTCCTTTTTTTCTAAAATTATTGGAATATCTTCATTATTTTCATCTTCTAAATTTAAAGATATCTTTTTTATATCTTTTCCTATAATAAGTTCATTAATATTTTCTTCGTCACCATCTTCGTCACTCTCTTCTTCATCACTATCTTCGTTGCTATCTTCATCACTATCTTCGTTGCTATCTTCTTCTTCGCTATCTGAAATACTAATTAAATTTACGTCAGGTTTATTATACAATGTATCATCTACTGTCTCATTTATTTGGTTATTTTGAGTATTATTTTCATAAAATTTTATATTATCTTGTTGTTGATTTGAGGAATGACTTTGAACTAATTGAAACATTATATCTAATTTTTCTTCAACTTTACTAACTCTTGATTTAAAATAAACAAAAAGTAATATACTACTTAATAAAACTTGTGCTAAACAAATAATCAAAATATTCATATAATATATTTTTTAAATATTATTCTTTTAATATTTAAACGAGATAAATATATTACTATTTTTTTTATAGTTTAAAGTTTTTCTAAAATGTTTTTTGCATTTTTCAAAATTTCTTTTGGGTATTTTATTTCTTTCAATACTGTTATACCCCCTTTTATTTTTGAAACACCTTCTTGAATTTTATAATGATATTTTGGATTATCATTAATTATATCTGTTTTCATTGAAAAGTTTTCAATATTTTTATCATTTTTATAAATATTACACAATCTAATAAAATGCGTTGTTAGCATAAATCTAACATTATCCTTTTTTGTTATATATTTCAAATAACTTGCTGCTGCGCTGATTGCCTCATAAGGGTTTGTGCCTGAATATAGTTCATCAAACACACAAAAGTGTCTAGAATTAGGGTTTTTGTCTATAATATCCAATATTTCTTTACATCTTCTTGCTTCAGCCTGAAATAAACTATCTCTTCCTGAAGTATCGGGAATATTTATATAACAATGAATGTAATTAAATGGCGATATTGTTGCTGAATCAAAATAACCCATGCCGAATTGTTGACAAAAAATTGTATTTAAAATTGTTGATTTCAAAATTGTAGTTTTTCCTGCTGCATTTGGTCCAGTAATAATTTTATTTTTTTTGAAGTTAATATCGTTTTTGATAGGATTTTTAATACTTGGATGGAATATTTTTTTAAATTTTAATACACTTTTTTTCGTTTTAAATTTTGCTAAATTAATTTTTTTAGTGGAGAGATTTTTATATAAACCTTTCATATTATCCATATATCCATTGAATCCAAATGAGTAATTCAAAATATTTTCTAGATTAAAATCATCATAAATTGTATAAAAGTATTTCATAATTGTTCCCAATTGCATAAAGTTTTTAATATTTAAACATTTCTTTGGAATATTGTTTATCTTTTCTAAAAACTTTTCTAGTTCTTCTCTATTTTTTACTAGGTCCGAATTAAATTTTCCATATGTTTTTTTATTTTCAATTATTTTTTCATAAGTCTTCATTTTTTCAATAGTATATTTTAAATATTTCCTTAATGTATCAATATTTTCAGCTATAAAAAAGGCGTTTTTATAAAATCTTTTACATGATAAAATATTTTGATATATATTAAAGACGTACATTCCAGCACAAAAAAGTATATATGCTTTTTGACTTAATTTAACTTTATGAAATGATGTAAAAAGCTGCCCGATGGCATGGTTTTGCAATTGCATATACAATATTTTTTTATATGTCCCCCATGTTATTTTCATTTTCAATCCTCTTAAAATGATATACGGCATTATAAAAAGTAATAAAGGGGAAAATAAATTAAATAATGGTGAAAATAAATTATAAATTGTTAAAATATGTAAAAACATTTGAGAGTAATTCAACCATTTAAATCTATCCCAACCAATATATTGATATTTATCAATAAATTCTTCGTCATTTTTAATATCATTCCAATTATTAAAGGTCTTATCTATTAAAGCATTATCTATATTTACTTTATCCATTTGAGAATTAATTTTTTGTGTTTCTTTTAAATAATCTATATCAGTTGTGTAATAATTTGAAAATCTCTCTATAGATTTCTTTCCAACTATTGAAGTGGGTTGTAATAGATGTTCGTAAATTGGTTTATTTTTATCGTCGTACGTTTTTAATAATTCTAAATCATTTTTTATAGATTTCGTTAATTCCTTTTTTTGTTCTAGATATTCTATTGGATATTTAAAATTTAATTTCATTTTGTATTTTTACTATACTTTTATAAAAAGTATAGTAAAAATACGAATAGACACTTTTCTACTTTTTTAAAAGTAGAAAAGTATAGTTTTGTCCTACTTTTTTAAAAGTAGAAAAGTAGAAAAGTAGTTTAAACATTCAAATTATCTGCGTAATTGGACGGCAACTCAACAATGCTTGTATTGTAAAATTCCTCAAATTTTTTCAATTTTTCCATATCATATTTTGTTTGGAAATTAATAGCGACCCCTTTTCTACCCCATCTACCGCTTCTCCCAATTCTATGCAAGTATGTATATTCACTCTTTGGAATATCAAAGTTAATAACAACACTCACTTGTTGAACATCGATTCCTCTAGAAAATAAATCAGACGTAATTAAAACTCTACAACTACCGCTTTTAAATTCGGCATGCGTCTTTTTTCTTTCAGCTTCCGTCATTTTACCATGGATTTTTTTTACTGGAAATTCATCTTCTAACATTGCTTCTTCCAAATCATCAACTCTTCTAGTACTATTACAATAAATAATACTTTGAGAAATTGTCAATGTTGAAAAAATATCTTTTAGTGTATCATATTTTTCGCTATCATCGTTTAAATTTACAAAATATTGTGAAATTCCCTGTAATGTTAATTCTTCATTTTTTACTAAAATCTTAATCGGTGTTCTCATAAATGTTTTCGCAACTTGCATCAAATCATCATTTAATGTTGCGCTAAATAACCCAATTTGTAAGTTCTCCGGCATATATTGTAAAATATTTCCCATTTGCTCCTTAAATCCAGTTGATAACATTTCATCCGCTTCATCCAATACTAGCAAATCTAATTTACTAACATCCAAAATATTTCTCCTAATCATATCATGCACTCTACCCGGTGTACCAACTACAAATTGTGGTTTTTTTTTCTCAATTTGTTTTCTATTTTCATCAACCGATGTTCCACCAACTAATAATATTGAAGTAATATTCAAAAAATTACCTAGACTATCAACAACATTTTTTATTTGTCTCGCTAATTCATGTGTAGGTGCTAAAATTAATACTTGTGTATTTTTATTATTTTCATCCATAAGTTGCAACGAACCTACAACAAAAGCACCTGTTTTACCAGTACCAGATTGTGCTTGTGCAATAATATCTTTCCTTTTACCATTAATACCGTAAATAAAAGGCATAACCGCTTTTTTTTGAATTGAACTGGGTTTTTCAAACCCATAAGAATAAATACCTCTTAAAAGTTTATCTTTTAAGTTTAAATCCTTGTCTTCCCAAGACGTAATCTCATTATAATGAGATACGGTGGAATCATCCGTGGAATCATCCGCTGAATAATTTGTTTTTCCATTATTCATATTTTCTGCTCGTTTAGTTTCTTGCTGATTCATAATAATAATTTATTTTATTGTATTTAAGTATATTTGAATATTATTGTAATATCGATGACTATTATTGGAAATATTAAAAGAAATTATAAAACTATATAAAAAAAAACTCACAAATATTATTAATATGTCGGTCTATAAAATCGTCGATTTTAAAGATATTGAAATAAATAATACTATAGATGAATTAAACATTGAAAGCATTTCAGTTATTAATGCTATCTCAAAAAAAGTGGGCGCTCCAACTTATAGGAAAACACCAGTTTTTAGAAAAAAGAAACAAGAAAAGGAAGTTATTATTAATGGTAAAGTTTTTAAAAAAACAAAATTTATAAATAAGTTAGATGAAGATGAAATCAATTTAGATAAAATAAGAGAATCATTAAACAAATTAACAAAAAAAAATTTTGAACAAATTTCGAAAGAAATTATTATGAATATTAAGCATTTCATCTATTCTAAAAATAAATTAATTTTAATTTCAATCGGGAAATCTATTTTTGATATCAGTAGTGTTAATAAATTTTGGGTTAAATTATACGCCAAATTGTATAATGAATTAATTCAAAATTTTCCTATTATGGAAGAAATATGTATTAATAATTTCGAATCATATATGACATTATTTAATAATATTGAAGTCGTAGACGAAAAAGATTATGATAATTTTTGTAAAGTAAATAAAACAAACGAAAAAAGACGTTCTCTTACTGATTTCTATACTAAACTATTTAGTTATAATATTTTATCAACCGAGAATATGTTTTCAATTATGTATGAATTAATAAAAAAAATGAAAGACGAAACAAAAAATAAAAATATCGAAATTATGGAAGAAGTGTTTGAAAATATTAATATTATTTTATCAAATATCGGCAAAGATATTAAAAATGAGGATAAGTATAATTTTATTATAGATGAAATTGTTGAAATTTATAATTTAATCGAATCTTCCGGTATTAGTAAAAAATTAATTTTTAAATTAGGTGATTTATTCGAGGCACTTGATATCGAATACGAATAATAAGAAAATATATAAAGAAAATATATATAAATAAAGTTATCAATTATAAACTATATGAATTCCAATATATTTTATAATATTAAAGAAAATCTTTCAAAAGATAAAAAGAATGAATTATTTAATAATGAAATAATTCATAATGAAATAATAAGTATTGTTGAAAACAAATTAGAAAGAAATTACAATAACTTTGACTTCGATTCAATTATTTCTTTACAATTATATTATGATGATAATTATACTAAAAAAGATTTAGAAATGATAGCAGATTACTACGCCATAACAAAAAGAAAAAAGAGAAAGGCAGAGTTAATTCAAGATATTGTTCTATTTGAAATAAATCCAGAAAACGAGGAATTTACACAAAAAAGAAAATTGATGTGGTTTTATCTATCTGAATTAGAATCAGATAGTTATTTAAGGAAATTTTTAATATTTAAATAAAATATAATGATTCAATCTGTAATAAATGATGATATTGAATATATAGTAGATAAAAATATTGAGGAAAATGACCTCGGTAGAAGCGTATCTGTTTTTGAAATGCAATTATTTGAGATTGATGTTTGTCTAACAGTTGGCGAAATAAATGATTTATACAAACAAAAAAATGTTTTATTTACACCCGTATATTTGATTATAGAAGAAAAGAAATGTGAAAAAATTGGTTATTTCGAATTTTATTCCACAGAAATAGCAACATATATGGATAAAGATGGTGATTTAGATATTTCATTAATCGAAGGTCCGGTTATATTTGATTATGTTGATAGTGATTATCTAATTGGATTATTAAAAAAGAGTAAATTTATACAGCAGTTTAAATTAGCAGATGATGAATTATCTGATGAATTAAAAAAAGATATGGAAGAGAAAATAAAAGAAAGACAAAGAGGAAAAGCTGTAGAAAACATTGAAGAAGTTGACAAAATCGAATTATTACTTACCGAATTCGATGGAGAATTTAATGGTAAAATTGATAAAAAACTTCAAAAAATATATAAAAAAGAAATAAAAGAATCTGTAATTACAGAATCAAGTAAATGGGTCCAAAAACATTACAAAAATAATAAATATGATATTGTTGATAATGAAGGGGGAAGTGATTGTCTATTTTCAACAATTAGTGATAGTTTAGAAGATATAAATGTTAATATTAGTGTACTATCATTGAGAAATATTCTCTCCAATTCTATGTCACAAAAAAATTATGAAACATATAAAGAAAATTTTGATTTATTAAATAATAAAATAATTTCTATAAAAAATGATTTATCTAGTTTAAAAAAAGAAAGCTCTCAACTTAAATCACAATATAGCGATTTAACAAAAAAGGCCAAATTATATAAAAGTGAAAACGAAAGAGATAAATTAATTGAAGCCGTAAATAAAAGAAAAGAAGTAAAAACGCAACACGACGAATTAAAAAAAAAAAGTAAAGAATTAATGAAAGATAATAAGTTAGCAATAATAAAGTTTCAAGATTTTAAATTTATGAAGGATATCAATAATTTAGAAAAATTAAAAATTATCGTAAAACAAAAAAATTTCTGGGCAGACTCAAATGCTATTTCAAAATTGGAAAAAATATTAAATGTTAAAATAATAGTTTTATTAAAAAAAAATTATGAAGATGGTGGAAAAAGTCTTATTTCTTGCAGTGACACGGTTTCTACAGAAATCATGGATAAAGGTTCATTCAAACCAAAATACTATATCATTCTTTCATTCATGGAAAGAAATGATGGAGACCATTATGTTCTTATAACATACAAGAAAAAACGGATTTTTACATTTTATGAAATTCCTTACGCAGTAAGAGAAGAAATAAAAGAAAAATGTTTATCAAAAGATGAAAATAAAAGAAGCCTATTTGATTATATCAGTTTATTTAATAAATTTAATAAAGAATAATATAAATTAAATATATATGAAGTTTATAAATTTACCTATTTTTTTAATAAGTCTTTCGATTGGACTTTTCATCAATTATATAACTGACCCAAATACCAAAACCGTTTTTGTATATCCTACCCCAGACAATCATGATAAAATTCAATATAGAGGGAAAAACGATACATGTTTTGGGTTCACACCACAAGAAGTTAAATGTCCAACAAATGAAAAAGAGATTGAAAGCTATACTGTAGAAGAAAGACGATGATTTTAAAATATTAATTATTATATATAATTAATGTTTGTTCGAAGATTAATATATAGTAGATTTGGTAAAGTTATTTTTTCTATCCTTTTAGGGCTCGGTTTAGCCACTTTCTTTAGAAAGGCGTGTACTGATAGAAATTGCTTACGTTTTAAGGGACCGGAAATGGATAGTATTAGAGGTAAAACATTTAAATTTAACAACAAATGCTATAAATATAAAGAAAATGCGCAGACATGTGATAAAACAAAAAAAATTGTTGATTTTGCATAATTTTTATAATTTTGCGTAATAATAAAATTAAACCAATCTTTTAGAATTTATATAATGTCAACAAGTATTTCTTCATTGCCCAATGAATTGAGTATAGAAAAAAATAAAGACCCTGTTACACTTAACGTTAAAGAAAAAAATAGTAATGAAAAAATAGTACAGCAACACAATATTTCAAACAATGCACAAAGTACGGAATTATCAAAAGATTCTATCAATAAAATCATTGAAGGATTGCAACAAGCATCTAGTAGTGGTTCAACTTCTTTACAAAGTCGCGATATTCCAATGAGTATGGAACAAATTACGCACGATTTTACCGCTAGACCAAATTTTGTTCCAAGTGTAGCTGCTGAAAAGGTAAATTATATTCAGGATGAAGAAACAATGGAAACTTTAATAAAACAAAAAAGAGAAGAAAAAAAAAATCAAATGGAATATTTTTATGACGAAATCCAAACCCCTCTGCTTGTTATGGTTATGTATTTCGTTTTTCAATTACCCATCTTCAAAAAGTCCATGGTCAATAATTTTCAAGCATTCTTCCAGAGAAATGGAAATTATAATTTAAAAGGTATGGTTTTCACTACTGTCTTGTTCGGTGGATTCTATTATTCTATCATTAAAACTATCAAATACTTAAGCGAACTTTAAATTTTAAATAAATTTTTACAAATTTATTTAAAATTTTATATTAGTTTTTTCTTGTTTTACTTTTCTTCTTTTTTTTGTTTTTTTTTGTTGTTTTTTTCCGCATTAGTTTTTTTCTTTCGGTTATTTGTTGTGGTATATAGCGCAAGAACCACCATTCATATTTCTTGGATTTTCTATTATTTTTTAATTTATTGAACATTGATGATTTTTCCGCACGCATTTTTTCAATAGTTAATTGTTCTCCATAGCAATCTATACTAAACCTTTTCAATAACCCTTTTTGCTTTAATTTATTACGTTTTTGTGTCTTAAATAGATATTCACACATGCATAAAATACGATTTTTCATATAATATTCTCTATCAACAAACATAAATGCCAGGTAAAAACTCAACATAGTATCAATCGTAGCTATCCGAATGTTTTTTTTATTTAATCTTAAAACATTAAAACTGTGACAAGCTATTGGTTCATAAATAAATATAATAGTTTCACGTCCTATTTTTACTTCATAATGCGCTGCGATTACTTCACCAACGCCTTTTTTTTTATTTATAATAACATTTTTATAACCATTATTTATAAGTTTTTCTTTTAATTTGGTCGCCGTTTTTTCAGGTTCTATTGACAAAACATCAAAATCGGGAATTTTACTAATATCTTTTTTTCTTGATTTTCTTTTAATTGTTTTATAATATAATTTATTTGCATAAGCACCAAAAAAAACACATTCTTCTTCTATTAGCGTATTTAATGTTATTTTAAAAATGTTTTCTTGTAATTCTTTCAACTTTTTTTTTGTCATTTTTTCATCATCTGATATTAAATATTTTTTTAAACTTTTCCCCTGAAAAATTTTCTCTTTTTTTACACCTATTTCAAATATTCTTTGTATTTTTTCAGACCCACAATCATCGCCTTTTAATGGGAAATATTTATTTAATAATGTTAATCTTTTCAATACTTTTTCCCACCTACTGACATCCCCAAGAGGTCTACTTAATTCTAAATACATTAACATCCTTAAATAATTTGGCGATGTATAATAAATACCATCCCTAATTCTTGAATCTTTCTTTAATGTTTTAAATAATTCCGGAACTAAATAAGTAATATCGGCTACAGGAATATAGTTTACAAATACCTTGAAAGTTCCTGCGTGAATACCCGACTTTGCCTCTACTTCCGTAAAACCTTTTTTATAATATATATCAGCTAATTCTTTCGCATGTTCTAAAGGGTTGGGAGAGAAAAAATCATAATCTGGAATTTCTATATCTTTATTATAGAACTGGGCGTCTTTTGGTAATAAATTATTAATTGCTGTTCCACCATAACATATTAATTTTTTTTTTTTTAAAAAGTTTTCAACTATTTCTATAATTTTTTTTATTTCAGGATTATTTATTTTTTTTCTTCCCTTTTCTTTATCTATAGAATCGATTGCTGAACGCAGAATAGCCAATTCACATTCTTCGAAATTAATTTTACAATCCATATGATATATATCATTGATAAAATAATTATATATTTCCAAGATTGACATTTTGACCACCAATTTGTTTTGTACGTGGTTTTTGCGTCGGATCCATTCCTGGATTTTGTGGTTCTATTTGTAACATCTTTTTAGGTCGGCTTCTCAAATGAGCTGGTTTTAATATGAATGCTTTTTGTTTATTTGTAAATTTTAATCTATAACCTTTTAAAGAATCCTTGTGATACCCACCGCCAAAATTCATTAAAACACCCTGAATACCACATTTATGATGCATTAACCATTTTGAATTATTTCCCATAACATTTGGCGTAGTTAATACAAAATTACTTTTAGATTCCTCAATATATGAATTAGGCGAACCTTCATTTTGTATTTGATAATCATCGTATAATAAAATTTTACCATCACAACTACTCGAATCCGAACATGCATTTACTAATTCCATAAACCCTGCATTATCAGAAGAATTTTTATATGGGTCATTCACAAAAATGATAACTTTATTTTTTAAATTTTTGAGTGGTGTATTAAATATATTTCCACTCATTCTTGAATTTTCTACTGGTAAATTTTTACCTACTAAATAATCTGAAAAATTTTCCATTATTTTTTTTTCTAAAATATGAAATACATTTGGATTTTTACTAACTATTCTAAAATTTAATATTAATGGGTCGGAACCATTTCCAATACCTCTTAAAGCACTTTTTTTTATTTCTGAAAAAACCGTTCCAATTTCTAATTCATTATATGTATCTTTCATATATATATTATTTCTTCCAGCAGCAACAACTACTTTCCCATTTTTAAAATATATTTCAAAATCCAATAATCGAACACCCAAATTAATTACGGTTTTCAACGCTTCAATACTAACATAACCGTTTATAACTTCGCCAGTACAACAACTGTTATAACTGCCATAAACATAGTAATCAATTAAAGTTGTAGATAAACCATTGCTATTTTCTATGTTATAATCCCCATTGGTTAACGGTGATATAGATTTATCGTCGTCTTCGCCAAGTTTTTTCATAGCTATTAAACTTTTTGTTTGTTTAGTTAATTCTTTTCTTAAATATAAAGAATACGTAAATATAATAATAAATACTATTGATAATAAATAAACTATTATTAAATAACAATTGCTTCCCATAATTTTATTTGAATAATTCTCCGCCATACTCGCAACATTTTTTAATCGATCTGCCATATATACTATTATAGTAAAATATAAAAAAATTTAATATTAAAATAAAATATTCTATTATATTAATTATGACTGGTGGATTAATGAATTTAACTGCACAAGGTAATGAAAATATTATATTAAATGGTAATCCTAAAAAAACGTTTTTTAAAGCAACCTATAATAAATATACAAATTTTGGTATGCAAAAATTTAGAATAGATTTTGAGGGTAATCGTATATTAAATTATAATAGCCCAACCGTTTTAGATTTTAAAATACCAAGATATGCCGATATGTTATATGAAACTTTTATATGCATAAACCTCCCTGATATTTATAGTCCTATTAAATATAATGATACCGTTATAGATGGAAATCAATTAATTCCATACGAATTTAAATGGATTGAAGAAGTTGGTTCTCACATGATCAGAGAAATTGAAATTTATAGTGGGGGTGTTTCTCTATCCAAATACAGTGGAGAATATTTATCTTGTTTAAAAGAAAGAGATTATTCTGGCGAAAAAAAAAAATTATGGGATAAAATGGTAGGGAATGTACCAGAACTCACTAGTCCTGAAAATTGCAATGGACGCATAAATGTTTATCCACATGCTCAATATTTAGACCAAACCGGTGTGGAACCAAGCATCAGGGGTAGAAAACTATATATACCGATGGATGCTTTTTTTTGCGATTCAAGTAAATTAGCATTGCCTTTGGTTGCTTTACAATATCAAGAAATATCTATTAGAATTACTCTTGAACCCATTTCAAGACTATATACCATAAATAATGTAAATGATGTTCAATATAGTAATGGTCTAAGTTATCGATGTGCCCCAAATCCAAATATACCAGAACATCAAATGTGGAGATTTTTACAACCACCCGCAGACCACGCTGCTTCCACAGAATTATATAATCAAACAAGAAATGACTGGAATACAGACATACATTTAATCTCTACATATATTTTTTTAGGGAAAGAAGAGCAAAGAGTTATGGCTCAAATCACTCATAAGATATTGATGAAACAAGTTTATACATATACTTTCCTTGGAAAAGCTGGTTCTCAAATCGTTGAAATTGAAAGTAAAGATTTAGTCGCAAATTATACATGGCGATTTAGAAGAAGCGACGCTTTTGAAAGGAACGAATGGAATAATTACACCAATTGGGCTTACAAAGATATCCAACCACAAAAAAATGAATTATTAACAACCGAAATTATATCGCAAGCAGGTCAATATTTAAATGCCAACACTCATTATATTACAGGTTCATTGGGTACATATTCAAAAAATGTAAAAAATATTTTAATAGATTTGGGTATTGTCATAGAAGGCGTTTATAGAGAGAATGTTTTCGATAGCGGTGTTTATAATTATGTGGAAAAATATAATAAAACTGGTAAAAATACCAAAGATGGTCTGTACTTTTATTCTTTTGCAACAGACGGCAATAGAAGAAATTATCAACCAACCGGTGCTATGAATGTTAATAAATTTAAAAAAATTTCATTCGAGTTTAATACAATAACACCGCCTATTGACCCAATAGGCTCATCTTCAGAATTTATTTGCGATTTATCAGGTAATGCCATTGGATTCAGAAAAAATATTTCAAAACTAAACACTTATAACTATGATTTAGTTGTTTTCGAAGAAAGATATAATGTAATTATGATACAATCTGGACGAATTGGTCTTTTACATGCCCGTTAATACTTTTGGGAAAAGTATTGCAAAAACTCTTTTTTTTAATAAAAAAACTTATAAGTTTTTTTATTAAAAAAGTTTCCAAACAGAATTAAAAAATCGAACTTTGCCAAATTTATTCTGTGGTTTATATTTATTAGTATAAGCGGATTTACTCCCGCCCAACCTATTTTCCCCGCTATTTATTAACAATCTCTTATTATAATAATCCTCCAAACTCATATCGGGTTTACCGGTATCGTGTGGATTATTTATATCCAAAAACATATTTGCCATTGTGGTATCAGCAGCGTTCACTTGTCCACTTTTTTTAGAATTATCTTCACTTTCCTCTTGAGAAGTATATTCTGTTGGCGGTGGGCAATTATTATTATGTAATCCCTGCATTTTATCTATCTCGCATTTTGTTAACTGTCTATTTTGTCCAAACGGTAATGCAGTTGTTTCGGTTGAAGCCGCGTCTACCCACTCATATTCATAATTACCACCCGAGTTTTTTTTTTCTTTCATTGAACCCAATGCTTCAATATTAACCGTCCCACATTGTTTACATTGTTGTGTATATCGACAACCGTGCATTTCTTTATCATATGTTATACCCGTTGCTGGTCCATAATCGTTCCATCCAGTATCTTGTGGTCCTAAACAAGTATATGGACACGCTTTAAAATATTTTATTGTACCGCTAATATCTTTCGCGAACGGATTAGTGTTTGTTTTGCTTACACCTTCACACGCGCCTGTGATTTTTGTTGGTGCTGCGCAATTTAAAGAACATGTTCCAGTTGATGTTCCCTCTGGGACAGAACGTTGGTTTGCGGCGGCTGCTCTTTCTCCACTTCCAGCCGCTTTAGCAGCCGCAACTCTAGCGGCTTCTCTTTCTGCAGCGGTCGATGCAGCTTCTGCAGCGGTTGCCTCTGCCGGTGAAATAATACCCGCTATTCTTGTGTCAATTATATTCCCACCTGAAATATATTTAAAAGTTTCACCCGTACTGTGTGGTATTTCTTCCCAAATAGAATTCCGGTTTACTGGTTTTACAGCTCTAACAACTTTTCCCGTTATTTCAACTCCCCATAAATATGTATTGCTAGAACCAGAAACATACTTAAATTTTTTATTTAAAGGATTCCAAGAACTAGAACCATCTATGCTTTTCTTATATAATTTATTATCGTGTTGTGTAATCATAAAAACCTGATTTTTTCCACCACTAACTTGTTTTGCATTTTTATCTCCTGTTTTTGACCAATTTGCTCCTGGTTCTTTCTTCATATTCCATACTATTCCGGTTTTATCCACAGCCCAAACCCATCCTTTACCAGAGGCAGACATTTGTTTAAATTTCTTAATTTTTATTCCATTGCCTTCATCTACCCATACTCCAGAAGCATTTACTGGTTTTTTATAGACTTTATAATTATCTAGTGGACCAGTTAAACCCCAAACAGAATTTTCATCAGAAGTTATATCTACAAAACTTAATGACGAATTATTTTGTTTATCTTTCATTACCCAAGTTGAAGATGGTGTTTTATGCCAGGATTTTCCAGAATTATCTAAAGCCCAATAATCATTTTGTCCAGAGGTAATTACTTTGGAAAATTTTTTAGCCACAGAAGGGTCCTCGTATGAATGAGTTGTTTTATTTCTTTCAGAATATTCTATAACACTATTATTATTAGTAATAGCTAATGTTAAAGCTTCTTCTATTTTTTTCTTTTTTAATACAAAATATATTGTTATAAAAATAGCTAAAAAATATAATATATAAATAAACATTTGATATATATTATACTTTTAAAAAAAGTATTGCAAAATAATTTTTTGTGTTTTGTGTTTTGTGTTTTGTGTTTTGTGTTTTGTTTTAAACTTTTTTCTTAATAAGATTTGATTTTGGTATAAATTTTAAATAATCTATTTTTCTTCTACCTTCACTAGTAGAATCAGTTTTCTTATTTAATAATGTTTCATTTGTTCCTATATATTTGATTAAACCGCTTGAAATTCCTTCATTTTCAACAAACGACACTTGCTTATTGTTAATAAAAATACGAACATCATGCTTATTCGATTTATTTTTCCTTATCTCATATTTTATAACATATGGACCCTGGTCTAACATATATTTGTGTCTTTTTTCACTAATACCTTTAAATATAGAACCATCCGCGGTATAACCATCTCTATAAACGCCAGTACTAAATCCCTGACCGTTCTCATCTTGATTAAAACCCCAATTTCCCTGAACAGTAGCGTTTAATTTCTGGTCAACAGGTATAGCTATTTCTAAATCATAATCATCTACATTTGGTAAAATTATTTCTTTAAAAGAATTATCTTCAAATGTTCTCATTCTCACATTAATAAATTCTTCCAAAACACTACCCTTTTTAGGATTTAAATAATTATTTATATCAATAAACATATTCATAAATATAAATGTAAATGAAAATAATACAATTATTATCATAAACAAATATATGATAGTTCCAAATGTCATAGTTCCAAATGTCATATTCATTATATATATTAAATAATTATTTTATTAGATAACAAAGCATCCATTATTTTCAAATTTTTTGTATAAAAATAATCTTTTATATCATAAAATAAATTATAACATATAAATAATAATATAACAATACTTATCACGGCCAATACATTATTAAACATATATATATAATAAAGTTAATTATTTTACTAAATGTGTATTTATTTGTTGACTAACAATCATGAATGTTGTACATTTTGGTAAATTTTTTATTTTTTTTGCATTCACATAAGCACATGCCGACCGCAATCCACCTAAATAATCACTAACTGTTTTTTCTAAAGAACCTCTATAAGGAACCTTTATAACTCTTCCTTCAGAAGCTCTATAATTTGCCATTGAACCATAATGTTTTTTCATTGCCAATTCACTACTCATACCATAAAATAATTTATATTTTTTTATTCTATTTAAATTATCTTTTTCTTCTATCAGTTCTCCAGGATTTTCATCATGACCACTAAATATTCCACCACACATTACAAAATCTGCACCTCCGCCAAATGCTTTTACCATATCGCCGGGACACGTAATTCCTCCATCCCCAACAATAAAACCGCTGCATCCGTGTGCGGCATCAGCACAGTCAATAATAGCGCTTAATTGAGGCACACCAACCCCAGTCTTCATTCTGGTTAAACATGCGCTACCTGGTCCAATACCAACCTTCACAATATCGACTCCCCCGTTTATTATTAATTCTTGCGTCATTTCACCTGAAGCAACGTTTCCTGCAACAATTATAGCTTTAGGATAACGTTCCCTTACTTTTCTACAAAATTCCACCATTTTAAGCATATAACCATTTGCTACATCTATACAAATCCATCTTAAACCATTAACATTATCCATAATTTCACATAAATTTTCATAATTTTTTTTACTAATTCCACATGAAACGACCATATAATTTTTTATATGGCTTATTATATCATCTTCTGTGACACATTCTTCACATCGTTTAAAAAAATCCATATAATCTTTTAATGTATAAAATTTATTTAAACAAGTCAACATTTTAAATTTAGATAAAATATTTAAAACTTCAAATGTTCCCGTTGTATCCATATTTGCCGCCATAATTGGAACTCCGCGCCAAATTTCGGAACTATTTTGAAATGTAAAATTTCTTTCAAGACATACCTCGCTTCTTGAAGAAATGGTTGTTCTCTGTGGTTTTATTAAGACATTGTTAAAATCCAATTTTGGGGTTATTTCAATTTTCATAATAATACTAATATTATATATTTTTTAAATAATATTTTTATGTAATATTATTTATATATAATGAAACGTTATGAAAATATTTTGAATTTATTATCAAAGAAATATTATGGTATTAAAAACGTTTTTTTTAAAAATAATGTTAGGGAAGGTTTAGAAAGTGGTAAATGTGAGCCTGGAAACATTTTTAATGGAAAAGAATGTGTTAAAGAAATTAAAAATATTAAAATGTTTATTTTGATGCCTATAGCAAATTGTATCGTAATAACAGTCATATCATTTTTATTTGCTGGATTTTTATTCAAAATTAAAAGTTCACCATTAGCTTTAAGTAAAAATGGATTGTCGTGCACTGATATACCCATGAGCAAAATTTTTAGAAAAAATCCGTTAGAAGGAATAGTAAATGAAAAGGTTTATACAAATAAAACGGAAAAACATAAATTTAATAAAATTGTTTTTCCATGGTTATCAAAAGGATTATATCCAGACAAACCTTCTATGCAAAAAGAAGGAGAGGTTGATAGATTTAGTTTGGGGTTTGTTTTGATGTTACCGTTTTATTTGTCATTAAAATATATAACAGTTTTGTGGTATAAACCACTTTCTTTTGTAAAGAAAATATTATATAAACAAAAAAATTGGGGAACTATCCCTGAAATAAGTAAAATAAATAAAGAAAGCTGGGTCAAAGATTTTATGACTATATTTATTTTTACACCTATTTTACTTTTCTTCGTTTTCCCAATCGTATTTTTAATTAGTTTAATTATTTCGACAATCATTTCGCCTATAGCTGCTTGGGGACTTTATTATGTTCCAAATAAACAAAAAAAAATGAGGAGACCAATCGGAGAAGATGATAATTTTCTTATTAAAGGATTGATTGGGCTTTTAAATATTTTAAAAATTGTTGGCTGGTTAGTATTGTATTTCATATTGGGTATATTTTTCTCATTTGGTATATTTGCCTTAACATTAATATGGTTTTTACATATATTTACAGGTGCTTATGAAAGTAAAAGAGATGGACTCAAAACAATATTGAAAACTTGGGCTAACATAATTTGGGATTACAAATACATTTGGGCTATTTTTGCAATTGCTATGTGGGCTTCTAATTTTTCTCTTTATTTAAAAGGTCCGCATAATATTTTTACATTTATAAAACAAAAAGAAAGAGACATGATTCCAGTTATAATTACAGGTGCAGTAGTTGTATTATTGGGACTCCAACAAATGAAATTCTTTAAATTTTTACCAAAAACACCAAAACATAGAAGTAATTGTTATCCTAATTGCAATGCCCCATCAGTTTCACCAGATGAAGCAGGTTTAACAAAAAAATGCCCTCCAAATTCAAGCAAATTGGCAGTTTAATAATAAAAAAAATAATAAATATAATAATAAAAAAAAAATAATAAATATAATAATAAATAAAAAATAATAAATATAATAATAAAACGTAATTAAAGTTATTTAATTAATAATATTTATTATGGGAAAAAAAAACAGAAAAAAAAAAGTTTCAGCAAATGGAAAACCTTTCGTAAGCGTATGTACTCCAACTTACAATAGAAGGTTATTTATACCAAATTTGATAAGATGTTTCCAATCACAGACATATCCTAAAGAAATAATGGAGTGGATTATCATTGATGACGGAGAGGATTCTGTAGAAGATTTGTTTAAAGGTATAGAATGCGTAAAATATTTTAGATACGAAGAAAAAATTAAATTGGGTCGTAAAAGAAATTTAATGCACGAAAAATCGAAAGGTGACATCATTGTTTATATGGACGACGATGATTTTTATCCACCCGACCGAGTACATCATGCAGTACAAAGATTAAATTCTATACCAGAGGCATTGGCAGTAGGAAGCAGTGTTGTTTATATTTATTTTAATGATTTAGATAAAATTTATCAATTTGGACCATATGGTCCAATGCATGCAACCGCAGGAACATTTGCATTTAAAAGAAAACTATTAGAACAAACTAGTTATGACGACGAAGCAGAATTAGCAGAAGAAAAAGCCTTTTTAAAAAATTACACCGTTCCTTTAGCACAATTAAATCCATTAAAAAGCATATTATGCTTTGCTCATCAATATAATACATTTGACAAAAGAAAATTATTAGTTAACCCAAATCCTAAATTTGTAAAAGAAACAAATTTAAAACCAAGTGTTTTCATTAAAGATAAAAAAATGCTAAAATTTTATGTTTCTATTTAATTTTTTTATTATTTTAAAAAAATAAATTATTTTAAAAAAATTAAATTATTTTATTATATTAAATGAAGTTACCAAAACCTTTGAAAAAAGTTATGAAAAAATTCGAGAAACAAACTGATATTGCAAAATTAGGAATTACCCTGATTGTGATTTATGGAATTTATCGTTTGTTTAAAGAAATGCGATGGGGAATAGGAAGCACTACTTATTTAGAAGGTTTCACAGATAAAACATTTGTTTTCTTTAGAATGAATGGATGTAAGCACTGCGAAGATATGAAACCTGAATGGAATAAATTCAAAAACTCATACAAGGGTTCTGTTGAATTAAAAGAAATAGAACAGAGTGACATGACACCTGAACAAAAAGAATGGGTAAACGGATTTCCTACATTGGTTTTGGTTGAGAATAACGCTGTAGTAAAAACATTTGATGGTGCAACAAGAACCGCTTCAGAATTTCAATCTTTCCTTGATTGAAATGTTAAGTTTAAACTACCGTTTCATCGTAGTCTTCGTGTAATTTATCAATATATCTATATAATCTCGATATGTCTAATTTTGATATATCGTAATTTTCGTCACTAAAAAAACTAAAAATTTCTTCAATATCTTTATTTCTTCTTAACTTTATAAAAAATGAAAATAAATCCTTTTTATCCATTACTAACTTATTGCATAACGTTTGAATAAATATTGTATTGTTGTATTCTGTTGAATATTTTGTCAATACCTTTGTAAATCTAATATCTTTAATATCTTCCTTTTTCTGTATTTTATTTGATTCTTTCATGGGTCCTTTCATGGGTCCTTTCATGGGTCCTTTCATGGGTCCTTTCATTGGTCCTTTTAGGTTTTCATGAAATAATTTATTATTATACATTGTTTTTATTAACGATGTCATTTCATTAAATATCCATATCTGTTTTTGAAATGTTATTCTATCTATATAATCCGAAAAAACAAAATTTTCCAATAATTTTTTATAAATTTCAATATTTTTAATTTTATCTTTATCTTTAAAATAATCAATTATATTTTCATGAAATAATAATCCAACGCTCGTTCTATCTGTTTCATTCATTATATTATTATGATGTTCTATATTATATTTATTTGTTAGTAATTGATAAGTAATATTTTTAGTATCTTCATTATAATTTTTTTTCTCAAAAATTTTATTTATTAAATTATTTTTTAATATTTCTTCATTGTTTTTATAAATATGATATATTGATTTTAATTTTCTCAAATCGCTTTGAATATATTCATTAATTATTTCTTGAAAATTATTATCCATTTTTGGCATTAAATTATTAATAATTTTTTTAATATCTTTTTTTGTTGGTTTTTTTAATTCTATTGTTGTACAAATTTTCATCATTTCTTTAATTTTTTTATCCATATGATAATTACCGATGCATATAATCGGTATCATGGTTGTGTTTTCTTTCTTTTGTTTATTTGTTTTTTTGGGTCTAATTAATTTAATTAAAGAATTTATTCCACCTTTATCACCATTATTCATACCATCTATTTCATCCATAATAATAGCAATATTTCTTACTTTTTTTTTAAATAAACTCAATACATTTTTATCAGACATATTATGTTTGGTTATTGTCTCTATTATTGATTTATTTCTTACATCTCCTGCATCATACATAACAATATCATAATTCAACTGTTTTAACATATTTCTAACAAAATATGTTTTTCCGCAACCCGGAGCACCATATACATATATTCCTCTTTTTGTTAATAATTTTTCTTTATTTTCTTCAAAATAATTTAAACTTTTAATAAATGTTTCTTCGCATTCTTTTCTATTTAATAATAAATTTAAATTCAATTTGTCCATGTGTTATTTATACGTCTTATTTTTTTATGCTTTTTTTTACGAACTATTCCATTCTTTTCTTCAAAAATTTTTATCGCTTCTCTACATTTAGTCGATTCTAACTTAATGCATAATTGTTCTAAAAAATGTATATAATTACTATATTTATATCCCCTGTACCTATATTTTTTAATTTTTATCCAATGATTATATTTATATTTAATTATCATTTCAAAAATATAATTTAAATCATTTTTTATAATTTTCCCAATATATGATTCTAACGTATATTTTTTTTTATAGGAAATACTTTTATAAGGCAGGGCCTCTCTATTGTACTCTAATCTCAAAGACATATATTCATTTTCATAATCTTTCTTATTTGTTATTATTATTATTATTCTAGGAATATACATTTTAATTATCATAGCAACTTCTAATGGTATTTTATTTATTTTATTTAGTAAATCCATTATATTTTATTATTTTATTTTATATTCAAAATATTTTTATGTTTGTTTTTTTAAACATAAAAACATAAAAATATTTTGTTTAGCATAAATTTAAATTTGTTATACCATCCCATGTGACTTTATTATCTCTTGCCCAATTACAATTTTCTATTCTTCCAGTAGCGGTATTGTTTGCTAATTCTTGTGATTCTGTTCCTTGTGGGAACGTTCCTTTATTATTAGCGGTCGCTTTACATTTTCTAGAACCTTCAACAGGATTCCAATAATCAGGACATTGTGCAACCTCTGGTGGGAAAATTTTATTTTTATAACTATTTTTTATAATTATCGCCATTATTAATAACATTCCTAAAAAAATAGATAATGCTATCATTAAAACCGTTTTCTTAAACTGGTCCATAATATATAATTTAACTATATTATTTTTTCTTTGTTATTTGTATATGAATGGAAGAGTAGATATCACCGGAAATAATAATAATGACCGTTTTTTATTATATGAAAGACCTGAAAATAAAAAATCAACCGATTATAAAGAAGCACTTATCGGAAACTTTAATGCTTCTATGCTATCAAAAACATTTTTCTCTGCAGCCAATATAACCATAATTCAAAACGCCATTTTAGCAGGAGTTTCTAAAAAATCAAATGGTCTTTTCAAAATTAGTTACCAAGATGAAGATGTTATCAAAACTATCATGAGAGCCATGTTTTTACAATTCTCTAAAAATTTAGATTATGATATAAGAGAACAAATAATAGAGCTTAATAATTTCGTTACTGATTATGCTATACCTCGTGTTTATAATGAAGCTGTTGGCTACATAAAATACAAAAATCAGGTTAGTGTTTTGGCTACTCCCATTGATTTACCAAAATCAAGTTATCATTCCAATACACTTGAAATGAAGCCCTTTTTTTAATTTTTAAATTTTTTTATAAAAAAAAAATTTAATGATATTAACCACGGCTTTAAAAGAATGAAGAAAAATAGCCCTTTTTCTTTTGTTCCTTTCGTTCTTTTATAATTTTAAATCTATTTGAATAATATTTTTCCATATAGTCATATAAATTTTGCGTCCCCATTGATGAATTACAACTTCCACAAACGGGTCTTAAGTTTTCCACTTCAAGGAGTCCACCATTATGTTCGGCAATTACATGTCCACAATGCCATGATTTTGTAATATGCAATGCTTCTATATCGCAACAATAACATTTTGCCATTGTATTTTTCTCATTGTTATACTTATTCCATACTTCATTTCTTAAATTTTTTGGTATTTTTTTTTTTTATTTTTTCTCGGTGCTTTTTTTAAAATCTCTCCTGTATATTCTTTTACTATCTCTTTTATCCATTCATAACCATATTCTTCATTTGTATAATTATACATACCCAAATAAATTTTATTTTTATGACACTCTTCTAAATATTCCGGTGTTTTTTTTAATTTTCTAATATTTTTGTCATAAATATCTACCTGCCAATTTGACATTCTCTCGTTTTTTTCCAATATCATATTTTTTAAATCTTCGATATCGCATATTTCTTTATTTAATTGTTTGTAATTTTTATTTATTTTTGATAATAAATATCCTATCGCTTCTTGAAAGTTATTCTTATTTAATCGAGGTCTAATATTTCTTTTCTTCGTTGTCCATATATCAGGATATTCCATAAAAAAATATTGCGCTACCTTTTCAGGAATATTTTTATCTATATCATCTGGGAATTCAGGTAACTCTGTATTTTTATTAACCATTGAATAATTATATTTTAATTCTTCAATATTTTCTACCCTTGTCAACTCTATAACGACACTCAAGTCATCATATCCATGGTTATTGAATAACTTTTTCATTGCTGCGAATCTATGTTGTCCATCCACCAAATAATATTTTTCCCCACATTCGTGAATATTTATTGAACCTAAAAAATTAAAATGTCCGTGTTTTTTTTTATATAAATCTTGTAATTCTATTATCTCTTTAACCTTATTATCATCTCTTATTCTCTGTTCATTTGGTATATCTATTTTAGAATGAGGATGTAACATATATTTAAAAGGAATATTTGCAATTATTCTATTATCTTTATTTAAAAATGTAGTAAAAAATTTATTCATTTATAATAATTTAATTAAACTCTTTAATAACTTTAATTAAATATTTTAAAGAGTTTAATTAAATTATTAAAACGATTTTTTCTTCATCCAACTAGTATAAATTAAAAAAAATATCATTGGTATGAGAATTAATGGATAATAATCAAAAAAAACATTGTTTATAATTTCATTTTTATTTAACTTATCAATCGTATAAATATATTGCATCGTAAGTATAATTAAAATTGATGCACCAAAAAACATAATTTTTGATGAATGCTTCGCCGCCGCTAAAACTATTAATGCTTTTATACTAACGCAAAATAACAAAAAAGTTCTCAACATTGCCAACTTTGTTCTTAAAGTAGCATAATTCATAGTCTTTTCTTTAAAATCAATATCTTTTGTTTTATTATTCGAAAAATTCATTTATATATTAACTCTTTTATTTTTTTTTTCCTTTCTTGCCATATTGTCTTACTCTTCTAGCTCTTTGATATTTTTCAAACTCACCCTTTAACTCTTTCAACTCTCTTTTCCACATTTCTTTTAATGTTGTTTTCTTTAAAATATTATACTCTGTCATTTTAGTATCCTTGTCTTTTAATAATTTTGCAACATTTTCTTCTTCTACTTGTTCGATACGCATACCCCTCAAATATTTATATTCTTCATCATTATCCATCACATCATAATTTCCCTCTTTCAGTAACGCAATGACTTGTTCTTTCTTTTTCTTTCTTAAATCAATCTTATCATCACACTGTTCTAAAATAAATCGAGCTTTATTTGTTAATAGTTTTAATTGATATTCCAATAAATTTAACATAAATTTCTTCCTTTTATTATATCCCAAATATCTAATATTATAATAATCATCGATGATTTCATAAACCGTCGTATATTTTTTTAATCTATTGGCTTGTGTAAATAAATTCATATTTGTTAACGATTTTGTTACTGTCAGGTTTAATGTCTTTTCTACCATATTAATATGTTCGTCATGTTTTTTTGATAACAAATTCGGTAAAATACCCGGATAAAATTTTAATGTAAAATCTACTTGAACATCTGTACACATGTCTGTCTTTTTCTTGATAATTGGTGTTTTCTTTTTACCATTTTTTGTTTTATCTGTCATTAAATATTCCAAAAATTCGTTATAGTCTGTAGTCCATGTACCTATCGGAAGTTCTGTGACTTGAATAGTATCCGCACTAATAACTTTATATTTACCTTTAATCAAATATTTTTTTTGTTTGCCATAATCTTTAATAACTTTACCATTAAAATTTTCAAAATAAGGATGTAATTCTATATTATTCTTTTTACCATCGATTTTATTTTCCACATATTTAATGATTTCTGATAAGTTATAAGATGTTCCTTCATAACTAAATCCTGTTCCAATTCCTTTCCCACCATTTACTAATGCAAATGGTACAATTGGTAAATAAAATTCTGGTTCTACTTTTAATCCATCGTCATCATTGTAATTTAAAATCGCCTTGTCTTCCTCCCTAAAAATATATTTGGTAATTGGATTTAACGCTGTAAAAATATATCTTTCGCTTGCATGGTCTTTCCCACCCATCAACCTTGTACCAAACTGACCATTCGGCATTAGAACATTGAGATTGTTGGAACCTACATATTCTTGCGCCATACCAATTATACCCTTGATTAAACTCATTTCACCATGATGATATCCTGAATGTTCGCTCACATATCCTGATAATTGTGCAACTTTTATTTCATTTGTCAAATTTCTCTTGAAACAGGAAAATAAAATTTTCCTTGTACTAATTTTCAAACCATCCATCATATTTGGAATAGACCTATCACAATCATATTTTGAGAAATGTTTCATTTCTTTATCTACGAATTCTTCATATGTTATATTTTTCGTTTCAGCATTTAATACATCATCTTTATCATAATTCCCTAACCATTTTTTTCTATCATCCGCTCTATGTTTATTAAATACTTTATCAATAGAATCGCTGCAATTTTCACTAAATTTAAAAGTTACCATTTTTTTCTTTTTAAAATATTGTTTAAACTCTTTTGAAGAACTTGTACCCAAACCTTTAAAATATTTAATCTTCCACCCTTTTCCGCCATTATTTTTAGCCTTCCATAAATTATATTTACTCTCGTTGTAAAAATCTAACTCTTTTTTCCCTTTCTTTGCTTTTAAAATAGGTGTATTCATAAACCCTAGAAATTCATCAATTTCAATTAACTCTTTCCATTGAGAATGAAACATATTAATACACAAACCTTTAATATGCGAACCATCTAAATCCTGGTCTGTCATAAATAATACTTTCCCATATCTCAAATGTTTTTGAATTAATTCTTTAGTATATACTTTACCAGTAACCAATCCTACAATTTTTTTAATATTTGTGATTTCCGCATTTGCATTAATTCTTAATTGTGAAATATCTTTCGTATTCAATAACTTTCCTTTCAATGGGAAAACACCAAACCAATTTCTGTCTTCTTTACTTAAACCTGAAACAATTCCTGCTTTAGCTGAATCTCCTTCACACAAAATTAGTGTACATTTATTACTTTCTGACGTCCCTGCTTTATTCGCATCCATCAACTTTGGAATACCCCGAATACTTGATGTTTTTTTACCATCGTTTTTCTTCGCTGCTTTACTTGCTTTCACTTCATTCAATGCAATTGCTGATTCCATAACACCCATTTTTGCTAATTTTTCAATAAACTTATCGCTTACTTCACATCTAGAACCAAATTTCGCAACAGGCGTGTTTACACATTCTTTAGTTTGACTATCGAACGCAGGATTTTCAATAATACAATTTAAAAACAACATCAATTGCTCTTTTACTGTAATTGGTTTCACTCTAATCTTCTTCTTCTTTTCAATATATGTTACCATTTTTTTTACAATCTGGTTCATAACATAATCCACATGTTTCCCTCCCTTTTTAGTATTAATCCCATTAACATAAGAGACTTGTGTAAATTCATCCAAAGGACTAATGCATACAGCATATTCCCATCTATCATTAACTTTTTCATATAATCTTTTCGTTTCTTCTTTCGTTCCGATATACATATCAATATAAGATTCAAACGTTTTTACAGGAACAACCTTATTATTAAATTTAACTTTGATTGATTTATCAGTAACCGCTGAAATATCCCACGTTCGTTTTTTAAACATTTGAAACATATCATCTGACAATCCTTCTAATCCAAATCTTTCATAATCAGGCAACCAAGATACTTTCGTATATGGCTTTTCAGTTGAACTTGTTACTTTTGGTTTACAAATTTTACCCAAATTATCTTCAAATCGTTGTTTGTATTTTTTTTTTCGAATATGGTCAACGGTTTCAATCTCTCCCCATTTAGCGTAAATTAGTACTAACTTAAATCCAAACCCATTTTTTCCGCCAACAATCTTCTTTGCTTTTTTATCGTAATTTGTTCCCGTTCTCAAATGACCAAAAATCATTTCTGGAATCCATAATTTATGTTCTGGGTGTTTTTCAACATCAATACCATTCCCATCATTCAACATTGTAATTACTCCTGTTTCTTTATCAACCGTAATTTCAATGTTTTTTACAGGAATAATCTTTTTATCTTTCTTCTTTCCATTTAATCTAACATAATGGTCTCTGGCATTAACAATTCCTTCATCAAAACATTTATATAACCCAGGAACCCAATTATACGTTGTGTTAATCATTTTACCCTCGTTTAGCAACCAACCCTTTTCTTCATCAGGTTCAATGCTACCAATGTATGTATCAGGCGCATCTTTAATATGCTCAATATCCGTCTTCTTTTGATATTTCTGGTTTAAATCTTCGGTTTTTGTCATCGATATTAATTTAATATATATTTTTTTATATTATTTTTTAATAACTATTAAATAAATCAATTTATATTTTTATTTAATAATTCCAAAATCATTAAATAAAATCACGCCTGCAACATAGATTTCATCAATAATATTTCTCTTTTTTGACCCAACGCTATTTCTTTAGCTAACCTGAATAATGGTGGGTTATATTTAAAGTTGTTTTCATTTTTTAATAATCTTTCAGTAGTTGTTAAAGCTGTAGAATGATGTGGTATCATTCTTCTCAACCATTGTTTATCATCCACTAGTAACTGTTGACGCAATAGCATAGATACACCAATAGATAATATAATACCAATTGTAAAGATTAACATGTTAAAATGTCCCATAGATAGATAATGAACAATCTCGTGCGCCCACATCATATTCGAAGCCATTAATAAACCACCGTAAAATAGAGTTTGTGATATATATAGGTCTGAAAAACGGTAGGCTAAAATATTCATAGGATTGAATAACATACCTACTATTACCATTACAATAAACATAATAATTTGTCTTTTATATAAATTTGATTTCATTTATACAGTATGTAAATAATAAAATAATAAAAATAATAAAATAATAAAATAAGTTTTTTTTATATTTTATTTAATGTTTTTTTTTGAAATTGAAAATTTCAAAAAAAAACATTAAATAAAATATGCGTTTGGATATTATTTAGTAATAAAAATATTTTCTATTTATTATATATATAATGACAGGAAGAAATTGGAAAAGAACAGATGACGGAAAATATTTAATTAATGGAAAAAAATACGATATGTTAGTAGGTTCAAGACGTCAAGTTTGGAACAGCACTGCATACAAAACCAACCCCGGTAGAAAAGCACTTACCAAAAAGCATTTGATGCAAAAGAAAAACGGTAATATTGTTTCCAAGAAAAAGAGCGCCACTGCCAAGAGACAAAAGAATTTGGGTCGATACATTGACCTTGCTCGTAAAAATAAAGGAAAGAAATTCCAGAAAATGACAAAAGGTCTCATGAAAAATAAACAAACAAAACGTAAAAGAAAACGCAGAAAAGGTACCAGAAAACGTCGTTAAGCTTAATATTTTTTTATAATTTAGAAAAATATTTAACTAATATAGTATGAATAAAAAAAAGGTAAAATTTTATATTACTGGTCCTTCGAGAAAGGTTGCTATGGAGAAAGATAAAATGGGACCGCATAAGGTTGAAAATTTTCAGGTTAATTTTTTACCGCACAATGAAGAGGCAAAGGGTGAAGCCGAAGGTTGGAAAGAACTACTGAATAGTATGAAAGACACGGGAAAACCCAACAAAGAGATAAGAGACACATTATTAGAATATGACTTAATAATTTCTATTGGTAGCACCACAACACAAGCTTGGAGCCAAACCAGAGGAAAAGTTGATGCAACGGTTTTACCAAAGTCGGGTGGGCTAGACATTGGTGCAAAAAACAACGACGTAATAACTGACATGCGTGGTAAAAAGAATGACGATAAAAAGACAATAAAATTTTTTGAAGAACTTTTTAAAAATGTGTTTAAAGATGCCACTAAAAAAAAGGTTTTATTAATAAATGCTTACGGTTATATAATTAAGAAAGAAAATCAAAAAAATCAAAAATCTGCTATTAATCTTTTTTATAAGAATAAAACAGATAAGAATAAAACAGATAAGGATAAAAAAGAACCTTTTAATTTTAATGAAGATGAAGACAATCCTTTTAACTTTAATGAAGGTAAAAAGGGTCCGATGGAATATATTAGAATGGCTATTCGAGAAGTTATAGACAAAAATTATAGGGAAGGCAACCTGGATTTAGTTCAAGTTTTTGTATGGCCGCGTGGTTCAAAAGTTGTAATTAAAGGGAAAAATATGGATGTTGGTGGAAGTTGGGCAAAAAGATTATCTAAAAAGAATATTTATATAGTTGATATTGGTGGTGGTGCAGTTCATACTTACTATAATGGAGAACAGGTGGATAACTGGTTTAAACAAAATAAAAAATTTGATTTAGAACAATTATATGGAGAAGGAACGTCACTTCAAGATTATTCCTTTGAAGACAAAAACCCAAATAAAAGTTTTAAAACCGCGTTTAAAGAATTACTAAATAAATCAATTAAAGAAAAAAAAAAGGATGATGGAAAAGATAAGGATGGAAAAGATAAGGATGGAAAAGATAAGGATGGAAAAAAAGATGGAAAAAATAAGGATGGAAAAAAAGATGGAAAAAATAAGGATGGTAAAAAAGATGGAAAAAAAGATGGAAAAAAAGATGGAAAAGATAAAGATGGAAAAAAAGATAAGAAAGGAGGACGACGAAAAATAACAAAAAAACGCAAAAAAGGTAACCTAAAAAGAACCAAAAAACTTATTCGTTAATTGTTAATTGAATATTAACAAATTAACAAATTGTTTTCTTCTTTTATTTTATTATTTAAAATTTTTTTACAAAATTCTAAAATTTCCAACTGTTGTTCTATTGCTCTTATTTCAATCTCTGATAATTCCGTTTCTAATTGTAAATCTTTTATCCTTTGCATTTCCCTCCTTTGCGTCTCTATCCTTTGTCTTTCTCTTATATCTTTATACAAATTATAAAAACAAAACACCAATGATAAAATGGTTATTACAGCAATAAATATACCGAATTTATTTAATTGTAATTTCATTGTTTATTTTTTTGATTGAAAAAAATAAACAAAAAATAAAATCAATTTTCATTTAATATTGAATCAATATTTTCGAAAAAATAAGTTTTACTTACAACCATATTATTTTTTTTTACCTTTTTACAATATTTTTTATACAAATCCATTTTACTTATCTCTTTCTTATTCTCGAGAGAATTTATAGTTTTAGTTATTGATTTTCTTTTATCCCAATCATTGCATTTATAACCAAATATAGTTTTATTATTTGTAATTGGAATGAATGGATATTGCATTTTTATTATTTTTAATAATTCTCTCTCGTTTGTTGTTTTGATTCCTGAATATTTTTTAAAGAAATAAAATATCTCACTTATCTCTATTTCATCATCTATATCTAGTATAATTTTTTTATTCCAAAAATCCAAGAATTTCCGGAAAATATAAATATTTTTATGTGTTTTATTTAATATACAATTATCTTTCATTACAATCTTTTTATTTTTGAATAATTTTGTTAGAATGTTTTGTAAAAAATAATCATCAAATAATTCTGGAATGTTTCTATTTTCTATAAATTTAAACCATAGATATTTTATTTCATAATCTTTTAAAGAATCACCAGAAATATCTATTAAATAATCATTGCAAAACATATTTACAATATCGTCTCTGTTATTATTCTCAAAAAATAATATATTATTAACATCACAATCAACATTGTCTTTCAAAAATGTTTCGGAATTTTCATATCTTTGCGAATAATGGATTGCAACCGAAACAATATTTAAAATATTTTTCTCTACAAAAAATTTCCAATATACTTTGTTATTTATATTCTCTTTAAAATCTATCAACCTAAAATTATCATATACTTCATTATTTAAAAATTTCTTTATTTTAAATGAAGAAATTATATTGTCACTGTTAAAATAATCTTTATAACAAAATAAAATATGATTCAAAAATATTTTTGAATTACTACAGAGAATATGTGTTATTTTACATGTTTTATTTAATATATTATCACCCAAAATCGTTAAAAAATATTTTGCTTCTGCTTTTGTTTTAAACAGAATTGGATAAAAATAATTAATAATATTTTGAATTGTAATTGACTCCGGTATTCCTTCTTTTATTTGACTTTTCTTTATTTTAGAAATAATAATATCTTTTATTTCTTGTTTGTCATTCAACAAGCTCTTCTTTTTTGTTATTTTAGAGAGAATTTTATACAACAACTCATCCTCATCTATTTGCAAATAATTCTTATTATCGTACTGTATATATAAATCCGTTTTTGAAATATAATAATATTGAACCTTTCCTTTCATAAATGTAGATATATACTTTGTTTTTGTAATAGTATTCTTTTTCTCATTCTGTTTATACCAACATAATGCCTCTATTGGCAATTTATTACATAATGCCTCATTCAACTTATCTATAACAAATTCATTATTTTTATAGTTTTTATATAATTCTAATACTTTATTCACTGATTTATCCATTATTTTTTTTTGTTTTTTTAATTTTAAGTTAAAATTTTCATAAGTATTTAAAGATTAAAACGAAAAAAAATATATATGTCGAACAACAACAAATCTAAATATGTATTAGAAATAAAAACGGTTCAAATTGCCCCTTTTAGAACATTAATGACAGCTTTAAAAGATATATTATTAGAAACCAATATAACATTTCAAAAAGACGGTATGCGTATAATTAATATGGATAAATCTCATACTATATTGGCCCATTTATTTTTAGATGCTGAAAAATTTGAATATTATTATTGTAAATACCCCAAAATTGTTATTGGTGTTAATATGTTTCATTTATTTAAATTAATCAATTCTATTGACAACGATGATACATTAACTATATACATTGAAGAAAGTGAATATTCTGATGGTATTGTTAATTATCTTGGATTAAAATTTGAAAATGGAGAAATACAACAATCAAAAAATCAAAAATTAAAATTAATTGAACCAGATGAAGAAGAACTAGAATTACCAAGCGTACAATTCTCTTCTGTTATTAATTTACCTTCTAGCGATTTCCAAAAAATAATCCGTGATTTATCAAATATATCTGGTAGGCTGGAGATAAAATCCGTTGGAAATGAATTAATCTTCCGTTGTCAAGGTCCTTTTGCAAATTGCGAATTAAGTCGTACAGAAATGGATGGTATAACCGAATTTATTCAAAAACAAGACGAAAATACTATTATACAGGGCGAATTTTCATTAAAAAATCTCGGCTATTTCATTAAATGCACAAATCTTTGCAATTCCATCGAAATGTATCTTGAAAATGATTTACCTTTAATTGTTAAATATGCAGTTGCTAGTTTGGGTGAAATTAAATTATGTCTCGCTCCTTTACCAAGTTAAAATTTATTAAATAATTCCAACTTATATTTTTCTTTTATATAAAATAAAATAATCGAAATACCAACTATAAATGATAAATGTTTTAGTTTGTTTGTAAAACCTAATATAACTAATAATGGACCAAATAATAATATATTTACATTTAAAAAATTTTCATCATAAAATACTTTCATCAAACTCTTTATTATTAATAGTAATCCCAATATTATTATTATATAATTATAAGGTTTTGATAAGTTTTTAAAACTTAACAATAAAAATAATAAAGCTAAAAATATATTTATTATTTTTTTAATCATTAATATATAAATATAAATGATTATAGTAGATTTTATCGCATATAACTAGTAATTCGGTTTATGTTTCTTAAATAAACAACCCTGAAAAGAAACACCCTCTATTTCATTTAATTCTTTTACATTTTGATATTTTAATGACGATGTCCATATTTTTAAAATGCAAAACGATTTTTTCGGCGAAACAGTAATTCCATTTAATGTTTGTAATAAATTTTTATTACTTGTTAACGATTGACCTGTTAACATATAAGATATATTTTTCCAAACAACAGGTATAGCTTTATTTGTAATTTTAAAAGAAAAACACCCACCATCACAATTTTTCGGATCCTCCCACATTGGTAAAATTCCCTTTTTCATAAAAAATAACATACAGTTTTTAATCATTTGGTCCGGCAAACTATTAACCAATGCTATAACACTCTCAACACTAGTAACCTCTGTAATTTTAATATAACTTTTTAAAGACCAATCTGTATTATGTGGTAAATGCGCCCATAAAACCCATTTATCAGATAGTTTATGTTTATTTTCTGTGAATTTAACGGGGGAATTTTCCATTCTGGAACCTTCCATATATAATTATTATTAATATAATTTTCTTTAATTAGTTTTTTTAAATATTTCATTATCATTATATTATTTTATATCCTTCATCCGTAATATTAATTGAATCATTTTTATTTATATCAAACATGACAATATTTACATCTATAATATTAATCTTATAATCTTCATTATTCAACTCCACACCCAATTCATCTAACAAAATATATTTTAAAAAATCCATACTTAAAATATTATTACCAACAACGCTATATTTTTTTACAATGTTATTTAAATCATATTCCTTTTC